GCTCGGGGGGTATCTTCTACACTCTCATGATGATAGCTCTTAGAATCAGGATTGAGCTTGTGCAACTCCTCAGGAACGTGCTGAATAATATGTTTGTTAGCCATTCACAAGGAATATGGCTCGAACTTAAAGCAGCGGACTTCTCAAAGAAAAAAAAGAAATCCATCAAGACTCGCGGATATGTAACGCTTAAAAGGACTATAGGCGGAGAAGCTGTCAAAATAGCAAAAGCGACTGTTTTCAAGACGCAAAAGGATATAAACGGCGACGAGCTTCGGTTCTTCTCTTTGGAGGACTCGGTTCTCCAAAAGGGAGCGACAAGCGTTCAGATACTCGTTGAAGCTGAAAAAGAAGGGGCGAGATATAACGTCCCTATCGGACAGATAACGAGGAGCTTGACACATATTGAGGGCGTCGATGAAATCAAGAACGAGGTCGATTGGATACTACAGGAAGGCAGCGACATCGAGGATGATGAAAGTCTCAGAAATAGAACACTGAACTCATGGGCTGAACTTTCCTCAAGACCGATAGCTGACAAATACAAGAATGTTTGTGAGGCTGTCGAGGGAGTGTTATTCGTGACAGTCAACGACTTGCATCCACGAGGTCAAGGGACGATTGACATTGTGGTTACGGGTGCAGCGGGAGAAGCTACTGAGGCACTACTTGAAAAAGTGAGAGCTCAGGCGAATAGCATCAAGGGAGAATATGACAACATCCTTGTTAAAAGCTCAGTCACTGTCGCTCAAAATATTTCGGTGGTACTTACTGTATCAGATGCAGCAACGGACGGCGAGATTCAAGAAAGAGCAATCGGCGTCATAAATGAAATGCTGAAAATCAGCAAAGACAGAAAGCTCAACGAACTTCCTCTTGTTGATTTGATTTTCGCTCTTAAAAGCAAGATGCCGACTGTTAAAAACATTAAGTTCATTACACCGACAGAAGACGTGTTCCTTGATAGTGACAAGGTAATCGTCTTAGGTGAGGTCAGTGTTACGGTGCAGAGGGAGTGATAAATCATGTTTGATAAGTTTGGAGATTATATGTTTTATCTGCTCAATGCACCGCTGAAAAAAGGTGGAAAAAAGAGCAATCAGCTATATATATTCATGAAGGTAATCGGGAAGTTATTTGACGATACCAAGAGGGATATATTGAGAGTCAGGGACGAATCAATGGTCATCAGTGCAAGCCCTGTTATGCTTCCTGTACATGGTCAAGATAGACAGATGGCGAGGCTCAAGAATGAGGATATTGAGGCATACAGAACTAGACTTTCGATGAAAGCTATTATCGCAGAAAAGGCGGGTTCAGAGGAAGGAATCCTTCTCGCTTTGGCAGCTTTGGGATATGAGCAGTCCTACATCGAGCCGATGTGGAAACAGGATGCGGAGCTTTGGGCTGAGTTTATTATCTTTCTAAGGGGTAAAAATCCAAGCTCTGTCAACGACCTGAGGGTCATTGATGCTGAGGTTATGAAAGTGAAGCAAGGCAGCTCAAAACCTTTTTATGGTGCAGCCGTCGGGAATCACATCACAATAAGCTCAAACGTACAAGATGGAAGAGTAAAGCTTCCTTTGTGCAATACGCTTGTATGCGGGGTATATCCTGAATTTGCTAACGTGGGTCATTTGATTGAAATGAACGTCAAGACTCTCTCGAGAGAAGAAGGAGCTCTTGTGGCTTATCCTCTTGTTGGTCGTGCTGTTGCTTCGACTAAAACATATCAAGACTACAAATGCACAGAGTACCACGGTTATGAGAGCAAAGTTGGCATCAGTGGCGAGAGTCAAGATGGAGAATTGATTTATCCTCTTTGTGGCGATGAATATTTGAAGGGAGGCGAAAGCTAGTGAAAACACTTACAGAAATAGGATTGAGAAAACAGGCTCAAAGGTTTTCGGATTCAATCTCACACGCATCATATGACAATGAAGGAGCTCCGAAGACTATTCCTATATTCAACAATATCGTTGAAAATGACTCGGTCAAGATATATGTCTTCTTTGATGATGTGGTCATTGGGAATATTAGCAACGTGAAGCTTGTTGATAAGGACGGCGACGTGGTTGCTCAGTCAGACAGAGCATTCACGAAGCCAAAAGAAAAAGGGCTTTATATAGCCTTTAAATACAAATACGCTGAAATGGAGGTTGAAAGCATTGAAGCCCTATAAAAAAGTAGATTGGAAAGACCATTTGGTGGATGAAACGTCAGGAGAAATAATTCAGCAAGGAACGCCAATGAGTAGAAATACCCTCGGTCAAATGGATGAAGGTATTAAATTAGTTACAGACGAGACCATCACACAAGATGGGAAGATATCACAGCTTGAGGCTGAGGTTAAAATCTTAAAGGATGCGACGCTCAATAACATGACAAACAATGTATTCCTTGAGACCTTTGGTTCTCTTGATAGCATCAAATTGAGTAAAGGTGTGTATGACCCTGTTGCAAGAAAAATCTATGTATAGAGGGTACACTTCCAAGAATAAAACAATTTGCATTGCTTCTAATGTCCTGACGGAGATAGAGCCTATATGCGACGGATGCGACATAAACGAATCCTTGTCGCTGCAAGGAACTATCAGAGGTACAAATGAAAGAGCAACATTCAGGATATTGTCAGATGGTTTTGAGTATGAAGGAAATACGGAACTTCTTGAAAGAGTTATGAAAGCGAGGTGTTTGAAATGCAGCCTTTAGCCTTAGAAAAGAAAACGGAAACGCTGCTCAATGAAATAGTTTATCCGCTACTCAAGAACTTCCCACAAGCTGAAAAATACTGCTTATGTCAGGAGATAAAACAAGCCTTCTATCGCATCATTAGAAACGTAATGATATACAGTTCATTGAAAGATGGGAGATTGCAATATCTCAAGCAAGTGGACTCAGACCTCAAACTTTTGCTTGTGCTCTTTGGCGTAGCACGAGAACAAAAATATATCACTGAAAAGAAAGCTCATGAGCTTCAAAATAAAATATCAGAATTAGGCAGAATGACAGGCGGATTGATTAAGAACTGCACAGCTCAGACTCCAATCCGTAGGTAATTGTTTTAGGGATATTCCTGTTTGACGTCCAACCGCTCGATTCGTGGGTACAATTCGGCTCGCTATTACAATTACAACACGTCGTCGAATCGCAACCCGAACATTGGTTGGCGTCCCGCCTTGTTAGGAAATTACGTCCGATGCGGTCATGGCTTCGTCGGCGTGTCCTTGAAGAACTTCAAGGGAGGGGTATTCCTTCGCAGAGAGAAAGCTTGAAGCGTAAACACATGAATAATGTCATCTTTGCCAAGCCGACAGAATTGAAAGGATGCCAAAATGACGAAAAATAATGAATGTTCAAAAGGTAATATCGTACCTTACGATATTGTTAAACAAGCATATAAAGACACTCAGAGGGGCTCAAAGAAGTTCAAGAAAGAAGCTATTCTCTTCGATATGTGTCGCGAGAGAAACCTCGTTCAACTATGGAGAGACCTCAATAATGATGATTACGAGGTTGGCGATTATATCAGATTCAAAGTGTATGAGCCAAAGGAAAGAGTCATCAGTGCCCCTCGTATAGTTGATAAGATAGTTCAGTTCATTCTGCATTATCAAATTGTTGAAATATACGACCCTATCTATATAAAAGGCTCTTTTGCCTGTCAGAAAGGCAAAGGAACTCATAAGTCGGTCGAACATCTACAACACGCTATGAAGGTGTGTAAATGGAAATATGGAGAAGAAAATTGCGTTATCATCAAAGCAGATGTAAGAAAATTCTTCTATTCCATTGATAGAGACATCTTGAAGAAAGTCCTTGCGAAAAAGGTCAAAGACGAGACACTGCTCAAAAGGCTATTCAAGGTTATTGATTCAAGCCCTGAGGGAGAAACTGGAATCCCTTTGGGAAATGTGACATCTCAGGATTTTGCAAATATCTATTTGAACGAGCTAGACCAGTATTGTGTTAGGTATCTAGGAATCAAATATTATACTCGTTACATGGATGATGTGGTTATCATAGTACCTCCAAAGATTCAAGTTGTTGACGGAGTGAAAATGGTAGAAATAAAGGCATTAGACAGAGCGAGAGAATGGTTAGATAAAATCAAGAAATACCTCAATGAGAAATTAAATCTCAAAACAAATGACAAAACTCAAATATTCCCGTTATCGCAAGGAGTCAACGCTTTTGGCTTTAAGATACACACCACTCACCGACTCGTCAGAGACCAATAAAAACGAGCAATGAAAAGGCGTCTCAATGCTATGGATAAGAAGCACCAAAACGATGCAATTGAACT